TCCAACAACCGTAGCTAAAGATTCTCTATCTACTGTTTGTTGAACTAAGTGTATTCCACCTTCAGTAACCGCTTTGCCTTTATAGGGTAAAATTAATATTCTCCACCCTGTAGGTTGTGGCATACGATCTAAAAATGATTTTTCTAATAATGTTGGATCTAAAACCCTAGCTGATTCTTTAACATAAGCTAAGTTTGTTGGATTTGTAGGTCCACCATCTTCTGTTGGTGTTTCTACTGAGTTTTTGTTTTTTTGTTTTTGCTCCGCCTCGATAGACTTTGCAACATGATCAGGAACCTGTATCTTTGATGTCATCTTGTATGTTTTTCCCTAGCAGTTCTCTAAAAATATTTTCTGAGTCAGCGAGAGAACTGTATCGCCCACGCAGAAATTCATACTGAGAAAAATCACTACAGCCTGCTAACATAGCATCTTTAGTGTCTTCTCGCCTTGCCTCAATTTCTTTTAAAAACTTTTTAGCAAGCCAAACCGAATCCATTAATAAACACCAGAAAACTTACCACCGAACTCTGCTATACCCATGCCTCTAGCTTTACCTTTGCCCATACCAGGTTTAGGTTTTACATTTGTATCAAAAGTTCCTTGGTTTGTTTTTAAAGACACACTGCCTTTATTACTGTAAGGATTTTTATTTTTCATTACAGTAGGTGTTTTTTGTTGATTGATTTCTGTTCTTTTAATCATGTTTGGTATTATGAATACTTAAAATAAATTTTGCAACTATTAATTTCTAGTAAGTAAATCTAAATTTTTAAATTCACGTTGTTGATCTAGTCTAGCTCTAGCTGTTTCGTCACGCATTTCAGCAATTTCTTCTGAAGTGTCAATTCTTTCTCGATCTATTTGAGCTCTAGTTGCAGCGTCTTGTGCTTTTCTATTTTCTTGTGCAATAAACTGTTGTTGCTCCATAGCTAATTCTTGTCCTTTCAAGGCTAGCTCTTGTTTTCTTATAGCTACTAATGGATCTTCGTCATCAGGAGATGCTATTTTAGATGTATATTCAGCAATAAGCTGTGACATAATCGGAGCAGAAAACTGAGCTAACACATTATTAGCTTCTAGCATAATTGCTTTTTGTTCAGCTGGACTAACTTGTTGAGCTTGTTGTTGTAATTGTTGAAACTGTTGCATAGCCTCTGGTGGCATTTGTTGTTGAGCTAAAATATCAGCTTTCATTTGTAAATGTTCCATAATGTGTGCATGTATCAAAGCTTGTACTTGTGCGTTCATTTGAACAGGAGGTGTATTTAACAAACTCATGTGTGTAGCTATGTGTGCATCATGATTTTGTTCTGGGAAAGCTTTGGCAGGATTACCAAGCAATAATGCGTTGTTTTCAAAACCCGCTTCTTGTGGTTGTGGTTTAGTTGGTGGAGGAGGCATTAATATTTGTTCTATATTATCCACTCCAATTGCTGAGTACATACGCTTATAGGATTCATAAATGCCTGCTGCACCGTGCACTTCTGGGTTAGATTGCACTAATTGCATCATTTCTTGTGCCATGGCAATACGTTGCGATTGACTGAAAATATCTGGATTAGATATGGGGAATATATCAATTCTGTCGTCAAAGTCAGACAACTTAATCGAGGTATTGCCATTAGCGATTGCATATGGATATTCAGGTGGTAAATATTCTTGAAATACATTCGCAAGGATACGAAATTCTTTCTTTTGTGAGTTATGTAAACGCTTGTGAATAGCAGACAGAACTTTTGTAGATCTTTCAAGCAAAGCTAATGTTGTACCTACAGGTGCATTTGGATTACCTTGACCAACGTTAATTTCAGCAATAGAGGCAAACCTTTGGCCTGAATTTACCAGTAAATTTAACAAGCTTAAAAGTGTTTGACTGGGCTCTTTAAAAGGTAATGGCTGTATAGCCTGTCCTAAAATACCGCCTGGAGCATCAACATCTCTAAATTCGCCTGGTTGTAATGGTGTATCCTCGTCTCTAATCCTAATACCACGTGTTTTAAAGCCTGCAGGTAGGTTTGCAAGGGTACCAGCGTCTATCAACTGCCTTAAAATACTGGTTGAAGCCTTAGAAAGTCCTCCAATCATGTGAGTTAGGCCAAAACCGTAGAATCCTAGACCAGGTAAAAACTTAAAATGCACAAAATACTCTATTTTTTTACGTAACGGGTCATTTTCAGCATAATTACGGTAAATACTTAAAACGTTATTACTATTAGCATCTATGGTTACGATATAAGGTAGCTTCACACCTGTAACATTACCTTCTTCATCTACATCTTCAAAGCCATCTATATCTAAATTACAGTGTACTTCGTATAAAACCGATACTTCGCCAAGATCATAACTAGGTTCAAGGCCTGATAACTCATCTATTTCTTCTTGAACTTGACTATTTTCATTCGAATAACTATTACTTACATCTATTTTTCTATAAAAACCTATAGCTTGCAGCTTTTTAAGCTCGTTTTCAGGCATTTTTACTAGATTTGTAATTCTAGGACAAGTTTCTAAGTCAGTTGTAAAATAAGGGACAATTAAATCTTCTGGTGCTATAAATTTAGATACCGCACGACCAAGGTTTTCATCATAATATATTTTTTTAAATGCCGAACCAGCTAAAGGTAGATAAAAAAGCATTTGATCTAGCTCTTCATCAAACTCTTCCATAACATGCACAATTTGATAGTTCATAAAATCAGCAACTCTTTGTGCTTGTTCTTCTACTACTGAATCATATTTGCCAACTATTTGTGTTTTAACAGGACCACCTGAAGGTAGTAATTCTTTATATGCTTGAGCTTGAAAATTAGTTACAGCTTCTCCTAACAAAGGATGTATCACACCAGATGCACCAGCAAAAGGCTCTGATCTTTCTTGATCAAACTTCATGCCTAGGTATTTAAGACCGTCTGTATATGTTTTTTCCCAGTCTTCTCTGGAGGATTTATCTTTTTCAATACCCGCTATTAATTCTATTGATATTGTATTAAGTTGATTGTCGTCTAAAAACTCAGCTAGATTAGATCCAAAACCATCGTCTATTACAGTATCTTCCATACCACTTAAAATAGCACTACCGTCTTCTTGTAACTCAAATTCTTCCTCATTTGCCTCTTTTACTGCATCTAAAACCACTGTCATGTCTTCAGTGCCTTGTAAAGAATTTATAGGATCTGTAGTGTTATCTTGTTTTTCAATTGCCATTAGTAATATGCCCTTTTAATTACAACTCTCTCTTCGTCTGCATAATCATCGTGTAGCGAAACTAAACCACCTTCCCTAAAACGCATTAGGGCTTGAGACATAGTATCACATAAATCGTCATTTTTACCAAAAGGAAAAGCTGCACATTCTTCAATCATATCTTCTGCAAACTTTTTTTGTGGTGCCCAAACTAAACCAGATTCAAATATAGGTGCTACAGAGTGCATACGGGTAGATTTATCATGACCTCTAGTAGGTGAGTAATTCACCACAGGTATGCCTAGTCTTCTTAGCTCATGCGTTAAAGGTGTGCCAGATGCTTTAGATTCAATTAAAGTCATATCAGGATCCCAGTATTTATATTCTTCGTAAGCCACTCGTTTTAGTTCAGGAAAATCCCAACGGCCCTTTTGTGCGTCTAACAAAATGATAGAGTCTGGGTCATCAGGTGTAGGATTAAATACACCCCAGGTAGAAATGGCAGAGTAGTCAGAGTTTTGCTTTTTGCTATATGCAGTATCATAACTTTGAATAATATATTTTACAGGTGGCAAGGAATCATATTCCCAAGCGTTCCACCACTCACGTTTAATAATCGAACCTTCTTCTGCAGTTGGTGTTTGCATCCACTGGGCGTTCCATTTCTGTGTCGGTAGTGAAGCTTTTACTTTACTTAATTCATCTATATCCCAAAACTCTGGCCACAAAGGATTACCAGAATCTTCAAAAATAGCAGGAAACTCTACAATATCCCACTGGTCAGCTAACTCTTCCTTTTGAGCCTCTAAAAGCTTTTCAGTAAGATCTAGTGAACTCCATCTAGTCATAACTAAAATAATAGCTCCTCCTGGTTGTAGCCTTTGTCTAGGACCAGAAGTGTACCATTCCCAACAAGCCTCCATAGCTGTAGGACTAAGTGCATCTTGTTCAGAATGTGGATCGTCAATAATTAACAAATCAGCACCACGGCCTGTTATAGCACCACCTACACCAGCAGCAAAATATTCACCACCTTTGTTGGTTTCCCATCGTCCTGCTGATTTAGAATCAGCTTGTAGTTCTACTTTACTAAATATTTTTTTATATTCTTCGGTATCCATCATGTTTCTAACTTTACGACCAAACCTTACAGCTAGCTCTCCTGTGTGAGTAGTTTGCATAATTTTACGATTTGGTTGTTTACCCATTATCCAAGCAGGAAAATAGGTAGAGCAAAACTCAGATTTGGTGTGTCTTGGTGGCATATTTATGATTAACCGTTTACAAGTGCCGTTAGCAACTTCTTCTAGCTTTTGTGCAAAAATTTTATGATGTCTACCACAAATAAACTCTGGCCACATGTAATTTATAAAATCTAAAAAAGATTCTTGACATTTATTTTGTTGTTCGATTAAAGCAAGACGCTCTTGCAACATTAAAGTTTCGCGTATTTCTGAATCAGATAAATGCGAAAAGTTAGGATTGGTCATCTTTTATAATTTTATCTATTTTTTTTTCTATTTGTTTTACTTGATTTTGGGCAGCAGCTCTTTCAACTGGATCAGCATTTTTTGATAAACTCAATTCTATTTTTCTTCGTTGTAACAAAGGTTTTATTTTAGCTAAAGCTGCTTTACTAAGTTTTATTTTACCCCCTGGCCCAAAAGTTTCAGACATAACTCCTGATAACCCTTGACCACGTAATCCTAATTTATCAACTAATTGTTGAGCACTAGGATTTAATATTTGATAAAATGGGCCACCAAAAGCCTCACGCATTTCTGATGGGGGTATAGGAGTTATAGAACCAACATCTGTTGATCCACCAGCACTAAAACTTAGTTTTTTTTTTGACCTAATCCCATAGGGACTCTATACGATTGAAGTGCAATAATTTCTTGCTGTATTTTGTCTATTTGATCAACCACTTCTTGAGCTCTTTCGAACTCATTATTTCTTACTAGCATATCGTAAGATGTCATAAGATTATTAATTAAAGCATTTAAAGAAAATATTTGTTCTTCTGGAGTTTGACTGTTTGCTGGACCTCCAGATTCATAACCTCTTAATTTTCTTAATAGAATAAAATCTTGAACTCTTGGACTATCCATTGTAAGACCGTCTGCCCCCATCTCTGCTAATTTTAATAAATATTCATAATGAGCATCGCTGTTTATTCTTTTTTGATTTTCTATAGCTTCGCTAATAAGTTTAGAACTTTCATCTACACCTAGCTCTTTTTGTAATAATTCTAAATATATATTAACTGGTTCGGTCTTAAAAATATTTCGACCTGTTTTAGTTTCTGTTAATACATTACCTCTGTAGTCAACTACATCATTTGCAATATATCCTAGATATTCTTGTATTCTTTTTTCACGCTCAGTTGGTTTTGGCACGTCAACCACTGTTGGATCTGTATAAGTCACTATTTCATTAGCACTAGGCCCTCCTCTGGCCATCATCATAGGTTCTTGGGGTGTTTGCATTTGTGATCCTCCTAATAATTGTTGCATATCTATACCTAAAACTTGAGCTGCTTGCTCTAACTCAGCCTCAGTAATACCGTATTGTTCTAATAATGCGATAATTTCGTCTTCGCTTAAACCTTGTTGAACAAGTGTTTCAATAACTTGTAATATTTGCATCAATCCCTCTTGAGCCTCTTGCACCTCCATCTGACTAACTTCATCCATAGGCATTTGTGATTGCATTTGACCAGATAAATCTGGGGGCATAGGAGTCCCTTGCATTTGCATACCACCGCCTTCTGCCATTGTTTGTATAGGCTGTTGCATTATTTGCATTTCCTCCATTGGTTGTGGCACTTGTTGAGGGGGTAATGGAGGCATCATTATTCTTTCTCCAACACTTTCTGGGGTTGGTGGATTTTGCAACTTATCTATTTCATCTAAATAACCAAATTTTACTAATTCTAAATAGTTTTTTGGGTTGTCTACTAATGTTTGTTTTAAGTTTTTTTGTGCTTCTTGAAGTGCTTGTTCGATAGAAAATCTTTCTTTTGCAAAAAATCTACCTAATTCTTCTGGATTTGTAATTAGTAAATTTGAAAATGATGGTGATTGTGTAAATCCATCTGTAGCATCATAAAGTAAAGGTGCACCAGCCATAGTTCCTAAAGCTAAAAATTTTGGATCTGTAACTGCTGTAGCAGCTATACCAGCTTTGACTAATGATCCTGGCAAGGCTCTAGATGCTAAACCGAAGGCTGCTGGTACTTGTAATGCCATAATATTTTATTCCTAAAATAAATATTAAATTGGGTGCAGTCTGTACGGAGGTAATATGAAGTACATATTTGACCACACCCGCCTTATAGCGATTGTATCATCAAAAATAAAAAATACTAGATTCTTTTAAAAATTAAAATTGTGTGAGAGAAATCTTGTACTTGTATATGTATATATATTATAGGGTCAGTTTTTTGGTGGTGGGGGGTCTTAAATAATTGTATTTGTATATAAAAATGGGGGTCTAAGGGAACCTAGTTGTTATAGCAATAAAAAAGGGATCATGCGATCCCCCTTTATGATCTACTGATCTGCCGATCTTACGAGTGATACCACATGTCCCATTTCTGCACGATCTCATAAACATCTGGATCATGATCCTGTTGATCTACGATCAATTTTTTAAGATCATTAAATACCGCTAATCTATATTCATATCGATCTGGTTTATGATCTAAATACCCTTGATCCATAAAGTATATATGATCTTCGCACATGATCTTTTCTTTCTTGATCCATTCAACCATATCTTTTGCTTCTTCAATAAATGATCTTTTAAGATCAACGAAAGAGATAAACCGATCATGTTTGAATTCTCTATTGTTTATCTTTTGATATTTAAGAGCAATTTGTTGCTCATCTTCCCAACGTTCTTGTGCGTTCATTCTAAGCCTCCCATATCTTTTAAAGTTCCAAAACTATGATACATAACAGAATTATCTTCATCTTGTAAATGAAGTTTTAATTGTCCAAAACTATGTACCATTACAAAACCTTTTTCTTCATCATCTTTTATTTGTTTCGCAACTTGTTCTGAAACATAATTAGCATATTCTTTTTTATTTTTCATATTACCTCCTTTTATTTAACAGATTAGCTGACTTCTACCTGCTCGTCCTCTTCATCACGAAGATACTCATACTCACCTATAGCAAATATTTTAGATACTTCTTCAAGATCTAAATCGTGTTCAATATTGCTTGCTAAATATCCAAGTAAACCGTTCGAGTCAATATATTGGTCATCTTCCCAATCGTCATATCCTTTTTCGCTTACAGCTACCAGAGGCTGATCAATAAAAGTTTTTGCTATACTCTCAAGTGATTCAGAATACCAATCATCTTTAACTATATCTGACATACTGCCCTCATAAGTATTATAGTTGTATGTCCAACAAAACATTTCTTCAATCAAGTTAGATATGTACTCGGTATCCTTCCACCTAAAGCCAAGTCTACCTTCTTTTACATTTTCTTCTGTAAGATAATTTTTGCTGTCGGTATATGCTACTTCGTGCCAATATCTACATTCCATTAAAGCATGTCCAATTGCAAACACTTTTCTTTTTATAATTTTTTCACGTATTAATGATTTATTTTCCATATTTACTCCTCTTCTTTTTTTAATGTATTTAAATCGTATGTTTCATATTGATGTTCTGAAACTACACAAGCATTATCCCAATCGTATGGACTGTCTATTTCATCAACAAATATATACTCGTTGCAGTCGTGACATTCAAAAATGTGAGTTGAACTATTTCCGTCAACCTGTTGAACATGATAAACATTATCGTGTTCACATTTACTTTGTTTAATTTTACTCATATTTACTCCTTTAATTAATATGTGTATTTATTATAACTTATGTTTACTACAATTTGTAAAAAACATGTATAAAAAAAGGGAGTTAGTACTCCCCTTATTTGTTGTGTATGATCTTGATTATGTTAAATCTACATACCAAGAACATATATCCCAACTAACTGAATCTTTTGGAACATTTATACATGCTCCGTCATACCAATCTAAATACCAATATTCAATCTCTTTAATTGTTTTACTTGAATCGGTATATATTCTAAATTCATCACTAGGGCCACCCCAAGATAATTGTAGTCTATAATATCCCTCGCGTTGGTCATCAAATGTATAAGGCTCTACATAATCCCAACTTAAAGCTGTTTGATTCACATAATCAAATAAATCCTCACAATAAAAAAACTTATTGTATTTATGTTTGCATTTAAATTGTTCTTGTTTATCTTCATTAATTAATAAAAGTTGATCAAAATATTTTTGAGCATCTTTGTATGTTTGTTCTTGTTCTGCAAACTTGTCAGCTACAAGGTCAATACATTTCTTCTCTTGTGTATTCATATTGTATTACTCCGTATTTATTAATATGTAATATGGCAAGAGTTGTTAACAAGTCTGATTTAAGATACCTCGTGAATTTTGTATCTACCATATAAGCATATTATACATGATATTGCTTACATTTTGTAAAATAATGTAATTTTATTTGAGTGTGTAAGAGACTGATAAAGAAGATGCTATTAATCCTCTAAAATAATCACATATATTTATATTAATAATATTATCTCTTTACAATTTGTCAGTTATCCGTATAATAATAGATGTGGCAATATTAATGAGTTCTGTAAATCCTGACTGCATTATTAATGTAGAAGTCGGTCTGAAATGAAACTTGAATAAGTGCTAGAGACCATCACAAGTGAGCCACATTTTAATAGAGGTAATAAATTATGAAAAATGAAATAAATGATATTTTTCTTATTGAAGAAAAAGATTTTAATAAATTTGTCGTAGCCGTTTCTGGCTCATCTGACTGTTTTCGCAATTGGAATGATGATGTTCGCAAGGGCGAACTAGATACACCTATTCCTAACGGAAAATATGTCGCTGTTCAATTACAAGATTTTATTACTATAAATAACGAGGATTAAAATATGAATAAAACAGAAATAATAGAAGTATCCATATTTGATTATGGTAGTGGTGGTATTTTCTTTTATAAAATAGAAATAGAAGAAAATGCTGATATTGAAGAAACAGTATTTAATTTAATGGAACTAAAAAACCATAAACAAAATAATTGTTATTGGTCAACTATGTGCATGAACGATATTGTAAATGAAACACATACGACAATTACACATCAAGAATTAAAAGCTATTGAGGATAAGTAATGAGTAAAGATAATATTACAGTAGCAACAGCATTATTAAATATTGAAAATGCTTTGATGTCTTATGCTGAAGATAATATTTCTAGCGATAAAAAAGCACAAAAAGATTTAGATAAATCTTGGAATAAAATAATAAATTATATTGCCAAAGAAGGCGAATACAACGAGAAAGCCAAAGACATACTTTGGGAATACATATCAGATAAAGATATACCAGAAATAGAAGAGAGGTTATCTAATGTCTAAATGGTTATGTAATGAATGTTTATCTGATGATATTAAAATTAATAAAGATAAACAAAAAGAAATGAGTTGCTTTTGTAATAAATGTAAAGAGGAAAACTATATTGTATCTTCTTGGTGGATTAGTAGAAATAAAAAGGGAGTAAATACTAATGTCTGATCCAACTCACATAAGCAAACATATTGACAATTACTTCATAAATTTCTTTTTATCCAGAAACAAAAAACATTTTTTTAATTTCTTAAAAGATAAATATAAAGCTAAAACTTTAAATGACATACATATAAAAATGCTTAGCGAATTAGAACAAAAGATTTACTTTAAAATTATAAACAAAAAAAGAGGTAATTAACTATTATAATGCGAGGGTTGATAGGGAAATTAGCAGTTAATGAACTATCCAAAGTTAATCCAACTGCCCATTATAATTATAGTGCTAGGTATCACTAACGAAAAACTGCCTAACATTAATAGCAAAAAAGAGGTAATTAACTATGGCAATACATATAGAAGAACAAGAAAAACTAACTATGGACGAACTGTGCGACAGACTTGATAACGAGTTTGATGATGTAGATATGCACATAAAAGAATGTGCTACTAAAGGTTGTGTAGCAGTTGTTTACTTTTATGAAGATAAGGTTGAGGACTAACTATGGCAAGTAAATATGTAGATCACTATACAGAAAAAGATAACGAGGGAAACATAACTTTTACCGATAAAGAACTAACTCTTACTTCAGAAGCATTTATTTCACTAACAGATGATCTAGAGGAACTTATAGATAAGTATGCAAATGTTGAGGACTGGATAGAAAACGATAAATATTATCATACCACTAATGAAATAAGACAAGATTTAATGATTTTAATTCACGATATTATTAATAACAAAGAGGAATAACTATGAAAAAACCAATATTAAATGCAGAAACTTGGGTCGGTATGTATGCAGAACTATCAAATTACATTTTAGAGTATTCATCTTTAGACCCTATATGGAAAACCGATAGTGAGGGTAATGAAATACCAGAAAGAACAGAAGAAAAACAAGATCAATTTATAGATATTGTTGATACCGTTGAAACTATTATGCATAAGTATTTAAAAAAAGAGGACTAATTATGAAAAATAAAGGATATTTATTAGTTTGGTGTGAAGATTCAGAGGACTGGAATGGTAAACAAACTGACCATTATGAACATTACCATACAAAAAATGATGTAAATAAAGCATACAAAAGATTACTTGATATGGACAATATTTATTCAGCTTCAGTATGCTCAATTATAGATTCAACAGATTATTAGGAGGACTGATTATGGCTCATATACACATAATAGAAGATAAAAACGGAGATATGATTGATTGCAAGATCTATTGTTCTGATAGATGTCATATTTGGGATAATGATGATTATCAAGGGTGGAATGGTTGTCATGAAATATCTTTTAGTCAGCCATGCGATAGGGAAGGTTGTAGCAATACTATTAAAGGTATTGAGGATTTTGAGGATTAATTATGGATTTACCATTAACTAGCGATGAAACAGATGTAGTTCAATACGCTTTATTATTTCTTAAAAAGAACTTTGCCAAAATTGAAAAAGGCAACGAACTTAATGATAGAGATATTAAAGATATAGATTCTGTTTTAAATTTTATTAAATCAACAAATGGCTATGAGCCAAAAATATAAGGAGCAAGACTAATGAAATATACAGTTAAATTTGGTATGGCTAGAGCATATTACACCCCAGAATTACATGAAAACACTAGGTCAAAAACTTTTACCAATAGAAAAAAAGCAGAAAGTTATTGGGATAGACTAGATAAATTTACTTTTAAAGACCCAGTTTTCTCTGAGTTTCATTTAATAGCTTGGAAAGATTGGATTGAGGAGCAAGACTAATGGAAGACATATACAAACAAGTTACTTGGAATTGGGATAAAGACTTACTTAATTACCGTATCACTATAAATTGGTTGCGAGATATGGAACATGAGAATAGATGTAGGAATGATCTACCATATGATAAAAGAGCAAGATATCTACAAGACTTACTTTTACAAAAAATAGAATATGGTTTACAAAGTATAGATGATTGTATTGATATTTTATATACAGATGATTTTAGCGATCTAATACCAAAAAACTTTGAAGATTATGAGTATGAAGATTGTATAAAGTTTATTAATAATTTTATTAAAAAGGAGAGAGAATGAACATAGCTAAACCAAGTAAAGACTGTGAAAAGGATTATAAAGAACTACAACACGCATTATATAGAGATGATGTTGCAGATAAAAATACTTGGAAAGATATTTGTAATATGTTGGGTGTTCCAACAAATGCAGATCAAATATATTTCAACGCAAAAGATATTACTTATGGATAACAAGGAAAGAGAATGAACAAATTATTTAGAACTACCGTTGATACTTTACCTATACAAACTAAAGTACAAGTTGTTGAATATTTTGATGGTATAGGTGGTATCTCTTTTAACAAGTACAAAGAAGCAATACAAGACAAACTAAATTGTCATACTAAAAAAGAATTTAATACTTATTTAGAAAACTATGATCATTACGATATGTTTATCTTCGAAGAGATAGCTGATTTTTATAATCTTGAAGCAGAATTTATTGATACTAGGCCTAGCAAAGGCGAGGGATATTTTATTTTATTTAAAAGGAGTAAGATTAATGACTAAACCTGTATATCCGAATCCAATACCGAAACACTTACAACACTTGCCAGAATGGAAGTTAAGGTGTTTATTTTATTTATTCAGATCACGATAGGAGGTAAAGATGACAATTAAAGTAAGAGAAACTTGGACTGAGATAGTAGAAAGAGAAAGAATTATTGAAGTAAATAGTCTAGAAGATGCTATGGATATGGAATTAGAACTTGGGGAGGGTGATGAAATATCAACAGAAATTGATACTAATTCTATTAACTACGAAATTATTGAGGAGGTGTCTGAATGAAAACTTATAAAATTACAAGAATAGAAACTGTTTGTATTGAGATTGAAGCAGAAGATGATGCAGAAATGAGGGAATTATATAGTAATGGAACTGTTGATGACCATTGTTCTGATAATCTGTGGAATGACTCTGACTTAAATTATAGACAATATGTTTATGAGGTTGATGAAAATGTAGTAGACATATGGAAAGAGGAGGAGGTGTCTGATGAGTAGAGATATAACAGATATTATTGACGATGATTGCAGAGAGCAATTAGGTCATTCAAATTGGGTAATTATTAGCACACTATCTGACCAGGAAAAAGTAGGAATAGAAACACAAGGTATTTTGAAAACCTATCAAGGTGTTGATGTTCTGTTTTATTGGGATGATCGTGAGGAGGATTGGGATGAGTAATGTATTTAAAATAAAACCGAGTGAAGCTAGACATTTTATGTATAACAATAAAGAGTTTGAAATACGCATAACAGATGAGGGAGATAAACTTGAAATATGGGAGGTTGAATTCGATTCAGCTGGTAAATGTATTGGTTTTAAAGATATAGTTGCTGAATTTTATTTAGAGGTGAATGATGATTAAAACATTATATGAAGAACAAGCAGTAAATTCTTATCCAGATGGATGGACTTGTATTGAGTGTGGTAAGGAGTTTTCTGAAAGAACAGTAGATGTTGAAGACTATTATGTTAATTATACTGATGAGGGAACTATTTGTTTAACTTGCCAGAAAAAAAATGAAAAGTTTTAAAGATTATCAACCTACGCTAGAGTGTGATACTTGTGGCTATACACTATTTGGTGATATGCCACAAATAGTTATGACTTGTGATGATTGCATACAGGAAAAAGAAATGTTTGAAAACATGAACACTAAAGAACGATTAGAAGAAGTGGTTATGTGGATTATAAAAGATTTATGGGATGAATTAACTCAAAGCAGTAAGACAAGAGTTATAAGACAATTAAAATTTATGGGCTATCCCGTTGAAGATTTAGAGGAGATCAAAGGAGAAGGTAATGGATGATATAACAAAAGTGATTGATAATTATTGTTTAAAAAAATATGGTCATACTAATTGGGATTGGACAGATACTCTTTATGATGAAGAGGACCAAAGAAGAATGTCTAAGTTGGGTGAATTAGAGGGTAATATAATTTTTTATTTTAAGGAGGTTAAAGATGAGTAAATATTGCTGTGAAATGTGTAATGAAGAACAGGTAAAAGTTTTTTATGAGCCAGATGTAAGACCTTATTTTATTTTCTGCTCTCAAAGCTGTATTAATAAACACTTAATTGATATAGAGCAAGGAGATTGGGATAACTATGAAGGTGGAAACTTACGAATTGAATATGCTAACGAAATAAAAAATAATTGGAAAAATTTGCATATACAAAAACACATACAAGAGGAGGTGTCAGATGTATTATAGCTATGTTTTTAAAAATGGAGTAAAACAAACTTATATTGATTGGGAATGTGATATGTGGGTAGAAGTTAAAAATTTAGTAGACTGTTGTCCTGCCGATCATGGTGAATCAAAAATATTATATCTAATAGAATGGTGCATACCAAATTTATCTAAAGATAATCCTTATATAAAAGTTGCAGAATCAGAAGATGAGGAAATAAATGGCTACCATGAAACTTTAAATGTATATAGAGAAGTAAAAAAAGGAATTGATTGGGAGTTAGCAAATAAAAAAGGAGATAAAAGATGAGTAAACCAAAAGAATTTTATGTATATGCAACACTATCAACAGTTGTTGAAGCACCTACAAAAGAAGAAGCAATATTAACTGCTAATAATTTTTGGGCAAATCTACCAGATATAGGTGAAATAACTGCTGAAGAGATTAAAGATGAATGATTTTAAGTATGTCGACAACTAAACCTCAATACCGTATTAAACTGGTATCCTGGGACGAAGTATCAGCTTACTTTGATCCAAACCTAGATCCACACTCTAAGTTTGGCTTCTTAGTCTATAAGCCTAAGTCAACCGTATATGACCAGGCTTTTTGGTATGCAACTAACAAACTAAGATGGAGAGGAGTAGCTAAATATGTTGCACAATTACCCTAAAGCACATAAGATGAAAGTTAGGCACTCTTTTCACAAATATTACTTCATAATACTCCTCTCCGAAATAATTGATTGGAGTGCCTTGTAATGTTTGAAGGTTGGACTTTTTTAAATTGGTTTGGCTTTATCGCAATCTGTTGGTGTGTCTTCCACCCCTTGTTGACTAGCAGAAGAAGATAATTTTTTTTCCTCAACTTCCTCTATTACCTTTGGATCTTCTTTTTTAGTTTCAACACCTATCTCTATAATATTACCCATAAGCTGTGCTAAACGCTGTTCTACTTCTTTTCTACTCATTTGATCTATTTTGCCGAACATAACCTCTTTTCTATCTACTATAAGGCCACCAACCCTTAAAAGAGAGTTTTGGGCAGATATTGCAGCATTAAAAGATCCTGCAGCTAAAGCCTTATCTCTTATATCATATAAATCCTGGACTGCCCTATCATAATTAAGTTCATACTTTTTCTTAACTTCATTAGATAAAAAATTAAATTCTTTTCTAACCAGCTCATTCTTAAACACATTAACTGCAGCTTGGCGTGGATCTTTATAACCAGCTTTACTGGCACACTCTATTAAAGATAGTCTTGGATTATTAACAGCTATCCATACAAAGTTTCTTTGTCTTCTGGTAAGTTTGTTGTCTAGGTTAGCGAATTCAGGTGGAACTTCCTCTTCATCAGATATGATAGGCTCGTATTCTAGTTTATGTTTTTTGAATCCCATATTAAGCAAATTAGGGTATTACGCTTATTTTAATACTACATACCCCCACATTACCCTAATATGTATAGAAAGGATAGTTTATAGATCTATTGTTTGTCAAGAATTATTTTAAAAATATAGATAGATTTCTTTATTGCCTATGACAATAATGACAAAAATGAAATAATCCTGAAACCCTTATAAACAAAGGCTTTGAGGCCGTCATATATGTCATGACAATAATTGACAATAATAAATGGGCAACAAAAACACTATGAATAGTAGAGGGGTATTCTTGTTGCCCTTGTAGTAAGTTTTGGTTTCATTCGTTTGCCCCTTACTACTATGTATGCTCACTATACGAAAAGTTGTTGCATACAAAACTTATATTTGATCAAATAAAACAATAAAGATTGCAGGTATTACGATTATAGCCACGAAAAACCAAAAAAAGAATTGTAGTGTTTCAATCATTTGAATTTTCTTTTTCTGTTTCCTCAACCTTATCCCAATGTACCAAAACAAAAGCCTCACATTTAGGGCAAGATAAATTAGTCACTATATGATAATCTTCACAACCATAATCTTCTCCAGTATGATCACCACCCCAAATTAATTCTGTTTGACATGCCCAACAATTCATAAAATACATTCCTGGCTATTATCTTCATCATAAAAGTTAATTAGATCTCCTTGTGGATCTGTTGCAGTCATGCCTACATTAATTTGATAGTATTTTTTATAAGCGTCTAACAAAGAATTTGTTTTCTTGTTGTTATAATCATCAACGGCTTGTTCATACGATAATCTCATCATCATATAAAGTGTTCCTGACTTACTCATAAATACCTCTCTTTATTTGTAATAAATTAATTTTACTATTTGTATTGTAAAATGTCTAGTATTTGTTTATACTTAGTAAATATTTTGACGGAGGTAAACATGTCATTAGAAAAAAACGGTATTGCTTATTCGCTTATAGACGCACAAGTAGACAACATTCAACAACAACAAAAACAAGACGCTTTGAATTACTCAATCTTTGAGTTAAGAAAAGCACTCAAAGAAATATCTAACGAACTTGATGTTTTAGTTAAAAGAGTAGAAACAATTAAGGACGTATCATGATAGATAACCCACCACTACCAGATTCACTAAAAAGTCATCAGCATGTAGCTATTGGAGATACTATATATTTTCCTGATATGGATAATGCATATTATCATCAATCGCCTGGCGTGTCTTCATCTACCTTAAGGAGGTTTAGACAATCGCAGTTACATGCTATGCAAGAGGTGGTAGAGCCTACACCTGCTATGCAGTTTGGTTCTGCCGCCCACTCTCTTATTGTAGAGGGTGAGAACGCATTTAATAACGAGGTTGCAGTTATATCTGGATCTCCGTATACAAATGCAAACAAACAACTAAAACGTGATTACGAAGATAGAGGTATGTTAGTAATTACACAAGACAAAAGGGACATGTTGTTTCGCATGAAAGATAATCTGATTGAAGAAGCAAGAAAGTTCCTTGACGTTGATCAGGGCGAGTATCCTGGAGTTTTTACCAAGCCATACGAAAACTCCTTGTACTGGTGGGAGCAAGATGTACTCCTCAAGCTAAGGTCTGATGTTATCAGACACCCAGTAGTGCAACCCTATTCAGATGAATCTATTGTAGTTATTGATTATAAGACTACAAGTGATTGCTCCGTATCTGGATTTACTCGCTCTATTAGACGTTATCAGTATGATTTACAGGCCGCTTTTTATAGAAGAGGTTATCAAAAAGCTGGTTTTAAAGTAGAAGACTTCTTGTTTGTTGCACAAGAAACAAAGCATCCCTTTGCAACAAAAATATTCAAAATGAATGATGAGGATATGGATAGGGGATGGGAACAACTAGAAAAAACGCTTGGAGATTATAAGGCCGTAAGGGACGGGGAAAGACCTACGATCTATAATACTCCAAGCATAGTTGAGGTTATGTTGGGATACGAGTTTGAGTAAAGGTAGCAAGCCTAGGCCTGGCAATCATGATAAATGGAGCAAAGGTTGGGACAAAGTATTTAACAAAAAAAAGACAAAAGACATAACCAAACTTAAAAACGTGTGTGAAGAAAGATTTGTAAAAAAATGTCTAAGTTGTAATAACAGCTACCCAAGAGATTATTTTCCTACAAAACAAAAAGCATATAAAGTCACACGGCTAGATATTTGTAAAGAGTGTTATAAGAAATAAGGAGAAACAAAATGAACAAAGATAAATTAGTAGAACTAACAGATGAACTATTAACTGATATAGAACCTGAACTTAGAGAGTATATGAGAAAATGTTTAGAAGAAAAAATATGTGAAAAATTGTCAAGTATATTTACTTCTGCTCAATATGCTGGCACTTTTGCAGATAACAAAGAAAGACAAAAAAATTATAAATCTGTAAAACCAATACTTGATGCTTGTATAGATAAATTACTTGGAGAAACAAAATGACAGATGATGTAAACCACCCCCCACATTACGCCAAACAAGGTTCTGTAGAGTGTATTGACGCAATAGAATCAGCTCTTACCTTTGAAGAGTTTAAGGGTTATTGTAAAGCAGCAGCGTTTAAATACATTTGGCGTGAAGATCATAAGGGTAATAATATCCAAGACTTAGATAAAGCAATATGGTATTTAACAAGGCTAAGAAACAAAATGGAGAACAGATAATGGATCTTAGTTTTTATGCTTTAGTAGGCATTATTTTATTAGTAACATATCAAATATTTTTAGATAAATGACCATAGAAAAAAAAATTCAAGAACTACAAAAGCACATCAAGTATATTGAAATGGTGCTAAAAGAAAAAAGAGATGAGCTATTTTGTTTACTTGTAGAAAAAAAACAAAAAGATAAAGACAATAAAAAAGGGGCTTAACGCCCCTTAGTTTTATCCCAGATCGGGTGGAACTGCCGCAGGGGGTGGCGACATACCACCAGTATCCGCAGGTAAATAGCGTAAAACTTTATTTTTACTACCAGTTCTTTCATTTCCCTCATCATCAGTCCAGTTGTTTTCAACTTCCTTTAGAGTGAGTGTAAGCTCTTTGCCTACATAGTCCTGAGCAGAACTAGGTGGTTGTTTTACAAAACCAACAGCCTTACTAAGTCTAGTAAATATATCTGTTGATATTTGTTTAATTTCTTCTCTAGGATCCCACAAGTTAAACCACTCGTTGTGATCTCTATAATTACCTCCAGCTATCTGGAAAGTCATCTTTAAAGTCCAATTACCCTTTTGAGATTTGTATTTCTCAGCTTGAATAATCTTTGCAGGGTGGTCGCCAGACGGAGCCACTCCAGGCCCCGCAGGTTTGTCCTCCACCTCAACATACGTAATGTCATCAAAGTCAGACATTTGTTATCTCCTTCACATTATCTGTGTTGTTTGCTACAGCCGTAAAGCCTAGCTTTTCTATTAATGCAGTAAGATCTGGAACTTCAAAAGCTTCTAACTTACCACTCCTATCCTTGGCAACGTAGCCTTGACCAACTCTGGTTTGCAACCATCTGGCTTGAACTGCATTACCCTCCGCGTCTGTATCGTCAATAACTCTAAGAGCTAAGACTTCATCAAAGAAATAAGTAATGGACTGACCTAACTTTGTACCAACCATTTTAGGCTCGTGCATAAAGATACCGTCACTATTTACTTTTTCTTCTTTACAAATAAACATAACGTGCATGTGTAAATCACGAAAAGCACGCATGACATTTGTTACAGATTCTTGTACCTCCCCGTATGCTTTACGAGGATCTTTGTGTCTGGCTTTCTCCTGTTGCAATAACAGTTCACTAATCTCTGATATAGAGTCAAGACAAACCGTATCGTATTGAAGTTGTCCAGTATTTAGCAACTCATGAAGTTGCATAAGTTCAGAAGCTTCTTTCACTTCTATAGCATCTACATTAGTTGCATCTTTAATAGATAACAACCCTGCCTCAGCACTAATTACTAACACCTTGCCTGGTGCAGTTTTAGCAAGAGATGTTTTACCTGCTCCAGCCATTCCATACACAAGAACTTTTGCTCCTTGATCCTGGACTAACTTTTCAGGCGTTACAATCCTGCTTGATAAATCATTATTCATAATATGGTTCCTCCGTAAATAAATAATTGATTTGCTAATTATACACTAAAAGATTACAATGTGTAAAATTAATTTATCAGGAGAGTAAAATGGAGGAAATAGAAAGTCTACAATGGATCGCAAATTATTACCACAGACAAAATTCAATATCTCGAGAAAAGCTAAGGAGGTTAGAGAGTATGGGCATTACACCAAAATATAAAGATAGAAAAGTAGATCTATTTACTTTAGCTATGTATATACAATTTTTAGGAAAAGAAAAAGCAGCTAAAGACTGGGACGTTTCAGAACATACTGTAGAAGCTTGGAGGTATGGACATAGACAACCGTCTGTAAAACAAGCAAAACGTATAATTAAATTAACTGGCGGTAGGCTGGATTGGGAGTCAATATACGGCTCAATAGATGAATTAATTGCAGAAGATTAAAACATGTTTAATTTTAATCTGTCTGAGGGAGAGGCAGCGTTAGATATTGCACTAGCTTATTATGATGAGGGATATAATGTTGTACCTCTACAAAGATCTAACAAAAAACCTCCGCCTTTTTTAAAAGGTTGGGAGCAATACAAAAACGAAAGGCCTTGTAGAACTACCGTTGAGGAATGGTTTACTGATCGCGATAATTTAGTTGTAGCTTTAGTTTGTGGTAAATTTATTGTTGTAGACGCAGACTCTCCAGAAGCTATGACTTGGGTAGAAGAAAATTTACCTACCTGTCCATACAAAGTTAGAACTGGTAAGGGTATGCATTATTATTACAATAATCCTGAAAATTACACCACCTTTGCTACAAGAAGAACAAACGATACACCTGTTGAAAGGTTGATAGATTTAAGGGGTGTTGGCGGACTCATAATTGCTCCATTTAACCGTCATGCAAACGGTCAAATGTATAAGCCAATACCCCTCCCAGGTTGGGATATTTTTGATCATAAAGATTTACCAGACTTTACTCCAAAAGAGTTTGAGAAGATAACTGGAGTACCAAAGCATGATACCGCTAAAAAAACAGCTCCTTTTTCTTTACACGGTGTTAATGAGGGATCAAGAAACGATAATGCTGCACGTATTGCAGGGTATTTAATATCCAAAAACCTTAACCTAGACTTTGTAAGAATATTCTTACACAACTGGAATAGAGATAACAAACCCCCTTTACCGCAACAGGAGATAGATTCAGTTGTAGATAATGTAAAAAAAACACACGATAGGAAAAATCAGATAGCTCCTCTGTTTGTGCAAACCAAAGAAGATATTAGACCGCCTGATGATTTATTTAATCCACCAGGGCTGCTAAAAGATATGTATGAGTATGCAGAAGAGATAGCACAAGTATCACAACCAGAATTATCTTTAGTAGCTGCTTTATCACTTGCTAGTGTTGTTTGTGGCAGGATATTTAAAACCGATATGAATAATTTTTCTAGTATGTATTTCATGTGTATTGCTAAGTCAGGACAAGGCAAGGAAAACATAAAAACATTTGTTGAAGCAGTTTTGAATGCTTCTGAACACGATAAATTAATAGTAGGAGACGGATATACCTCTAGTGGTGCAGTTCATTCAGTATTAAAGATGAGGCCAACACATATAACTATTATGGACGAGTTTGGTAAAAGATTAGAAAGCATAAGCCAAGCTGGTAATACTAACAAAGAGGACGGCATACAAACACTTATGGAAGCTTGGGGTAGATGCCACGGTACATTAAGACCAGATAATTATTCTTTAATGGGTATACAAGTAGAAGACATCAAAGAAAAAATTATGAACCGTGTGACACATAAACCTGCTATAACTATGGTTGGTTTATCTGTACCTAAAAACTTTTACAAAGCTTTGAACTCTGGTCGTATTGCAGACGGCTTTCTAAATAGGTTTATGGTTATAGAATCTAAAGAACCAAGACGTGTATCTAATCTTAAAAAGATAAAAAGCCCGCCACTAACAATAGTTAACTGGGTTAATTATATTAGGAGAGATAGAGGTGGCTTGTCAGCTCCTATGGTAAATAACTCTGAATATAACATACCGCAAGAAGTATTAGCCTTTGATCATGATTCAGAGCAGTTATTACAAGAGTTTGCAAGTGAAATAGTACAAAGACAAGATATATTAGAAAGAGATGGCCTAGAGCCGCTTCTAAGCCGTTCTAAGGAAAAAGCTATGCGACTGGCTCTAATATGCGCCTTAGCATCAAATGCTCAGACACCAACGATTACAGCAGACGTTACTAAATGGGCAATAGACTATGTTAGATATTACGATATGCTCTTTATAGAAGCCTGTAGAGACAAGGTAGCAAGTTCTGCAACCGAAGCTAAGATTAAGCAAGTATTGTCTTATATCAGGTCTAGGGAAAGCGAGGGCATATCCAAAAGAGAAGTTGACCGTCATGAACTATTTAGAAGCATGAAATCACATGAGGTAAAAGAAATTATAGAAAGACTTAAAAACGCTGGAGAGATCCAGGAAATAGATATTAAAGTAGGGGGCAAGGGCAGGCCAACTAAAAGGTTTGTTGCTGTAGATCCTGCATTCTTTGAAGAATAGGAGGTAATTATGTTTAAAACACCAAGTTTTGAAACAATACAAGATAAAAAAAGAGAAGATAGAGTAGCAGGCTTTTTAGAGGGCCTATGGCAAGTAAGTTGTCATAAACTACCAGTTAGTTACGGTATAGATTATTGGATAGAATCAGCCGATAAATGGTACTGGTGTGAAATTAAATGCCGTAGTTTTGCTAGTGACAAGTACGACACGTTCATCCTATCTGCAAATAAACTACGTAAGGGTGCTTCGTTTAGTCAATCTACAGGCTACCCTTTTATAACAGTTTACGGTATGACAGACGGTATTTGGATGCATGAATGGATGCCAGATCATGTTTACGATATACGTATGAATATCAATCCAACGCCTAATTATGATGAGGACAACGAACCCTACATACATATACCAAAAGAACATTTAACATGTTTATCAGATGTGCCATTAGGTTTTGATAGGGATGAGATAGGACTTATATAATAGGTCTTCTAAATAACTGTTCAGCAAAGTCTATTCTGTCTTGTGGTATGCCGCTTAACTGATCAGAAATTTGTACAGGTGCAACTTGTGGCAAGCTTATATTAACTTGAGGTGCTCTAGTTTGTGGAGTTTGTCCCAAAAGATCCTCTACACTTAAATCTGGCACGTTTTCATCAATAAGTTCAGATGCAATATCACCCACTCTTATTAATTCACCATTAACATATCTATAGCCAAATTGTATGGCTGTTCTTCTTAGCACCTCTAATGCTTGTGCTACTGATCCTTTATCAGTTTTAGATGCAAACTTTATAAAAGCTCTGCTACCCAACATTCTTTTAGCAAATTCTAAGCCTGCAAGAGTTCCTATGGATGCAAGTGGAGCAAAAACAACACCTGCTGCCATACCTGCAGCTACTAAAGCACCAGGGAAGTTGCCTCTTCCTATTTCTCCTTTTGTTAATACATCAATTGTATCAGCAAAATGTTTAAGGTCCTTTGCAAACTCTTTACCAAACATAGCTTCTAATGTTTCATCACTATATTTATCTAAAGCTGTGTTTAAGTTTTTTGCTTTAAAAATATCTGTTACGTTACCACCTTTGACGTTGTAATCAATAGCATCTTCTAAAAGTTGACCAAGGCTTGCTTCTTGCACTTTAGCAAAATCATCTGGGTCTAGCATGTTTTTTAGCCTTAAAATATTTTCACTATTTTTTGGTCTGAATATTGTTTCTACTATCTCACTAGGACTTCTATTTGGCAGTTCTGATAGATTACGGTTAGCTAATAAATCAGCCTCCCTAGCTGATGCTTTGGCCTGTGCCTCCAGTGCACTTATAAAAGCTCTACCTTTTGGTGTTGTGCCTAATCCATCCTGTCCTCTAAATACTTTTACTAAGTCTTCTACGTCCGCAGACTTAAGTTTAGGAGCTACTTTTACTAATTGATTTATAGTTTGTAGTATAATTGGACCGCTTGATGTTCCATCATCAGCTTTAAACAAAGAATTAAGTTTTCCTGGATGTTTTGATTCAAACTTTAGAATTTCTTTAGCAAAGGCAGTATAATTTAACGTATCTGTAACAGGATCTATACTTTTTTCAAAAGCATCAGAAAATAATTTTTGTGCAGTTTGTGTTTTAACTCTGTTTAAATTTGTTGCAAGATCAGCTTTGTTAGCACCAATCAAATATTTATCGTAATCGTCAACCGCTTTGAAAAAGTCATCTAACTGTCTAAGTGAACCATTAAATATTAGTTTATCGTATACTTCATCAGGATCAAAAGCTCCTGTGCCTCTAGCAGCGTTTGTTATTTTTTTTATTGTTGCATTTTTAAAAGGTTCATTTAATTTTGCATTTAATCTGTCTGCTTGTCTCAGCAAATCAATACTTTCATTAACTTTAGCTATTTCATCAAACGACATAGTATCAAAAATCATTTTGCCTTTTGCGTTTTCTAATTTAATAACTTCATTACCTTTAAGTCCCAGAACAGTAAATATACTGTCAGCATTTTCTGGATTGTTTTTTAAAAAATCTTCTCCTTTTAAAGCATGTAAGTCAGCATCATCAAGTAATCTTGTTAAAGTGTAAAATAGTTCTCTTTCTTTCGAGTCCTTTGATTGCGATATAAAAGCATTTAATTTTCTTTTTGTTTCCAAAACTCTAGTTAATTTACCAAAAGGCTGTTGGCCTACAAATTGACCATCAAAACGTGGTAATGAATCATCTAGTTTTAGTATTTCTGCTTCTGCTTCCAAAACATTTCTTACATTTATGTCTCCGATTGGATCTTGTAAATTGTCAGTAGTTTTATTAGTTATACCTTGTCTCGCTTTAAAATAGTTTATTGCTTGAATACCTTTATTTTTATAATATTTAATGACGTTTTCTATAGCTTTTGCAGTTGGATTTACTGCATTATTATTGCCATCATATTTTGCCACACTAAAAAAGGCATCATCTACTTTGTTATACATTTCCCCAACTTGTCTATTTACAACACCTTTTGCATTACCTAATAAATCTAAAACTTGTTCTCCGTATTCTCGCATACCAGGAGCATCTCTATATGTTGCAGTTTCTACAAAGCTGTCAGCTAGGTCCTCTACAGTATTTTTCGTTACCTTTGCTGCTTCATTAGTAGCCATTTCTAAATTTCTTTTTGTTTGATTTACGGTCTGACCAATATTTTCTGAAGTAACGTCATCTACATAAGCATTAAGAGTTGCTCCTCTTTTTCTAAAAGAATCTGTCATAGTATCAAACATATCTTTGAGATAGTTTATGTTACCTTTTTCTCTTGATGATTTAAGAACCGCCTCTGCTATTTGTTGTGTTTTTGCACCTAAATTAACATCTAATCCTTGTAAAGCTATTGCGTATTTAGCATCAAGCAATTTAACTTTGCCATCTGCTACAGCTTTTTTTATTTCTGCTTCGGTTGCTTCTTTACCTAAAGATTCATCTAATTTTTTTATATCTGTTACATCTCTACCTTTTGCAGCTTGATTTGCTAGTCTTTTTGTAGATGTTGGGGCCTTTGCACCAAGAAATGTTCTATATAACACAGCTGAACCTTCACCTACTCCTTGACCAAAACCTCCAATAGTAAATTCGTATCCTAGTAATTTAGCTAAATCCTCTTTATCTTGTAGCTGAAAACCTTGAACTGCATCTGCAACCTCTTCAATACCCTTACCACCTGCGCCTCCAATAGCAGATCCTAAAATTCTTGTGTAACGTTCTCCAACTCCTGTTAAACCTCTAATACCCTTGTACAGTCTGCTTTGCGGTAAAACACCATACACACTTCCTATAACGGGTCCTGCTATTCCTGCAAAGTCAGCAATATCTGCTCTGCCTTCAAATTTGTTAGCATCTATAATTGTATTTAATTCTAATACGGTACCGTCATTAAGTGTTTTTGTTTGAACTGGCTGTCCTCTAGCTCTTAGTCCAGTAGGAGTTAAAGCAAGTTGTCCTTTTGAATTTCTAGTAAATCCAGACGATCCAACATAGTTTCTTAATACTGATTCTTTTTCCTCATAAGTTTCTGCTCTTGATAATAAACGTCTTATTTGTAAATCATCTACACCTGTTTCATAATCAAAAAATAAATCGTTTATGACTGGGTTCAAAGCACCCTTCATGATTTGTGCTTTTACTAGCTTTCTTGCATCACTAGGGTTTGCAGCTTCAACGCTTTCAAAAACACCTGGAGCTATTTCTACTCTATAAGCAGGCATTATTCACTTCCTGGATTTAATTTTATGTCAATTTCTTCTTCGTTTTTTGATGGTCTTTGATTCTCTTGCTGCAAAGCCTCTAATATTTTAAACAAATCTGTAGGTGGAGGTTTTTCACCTGCTGCTGCATAACGATCTTCTAAATTTTGAAACTCCGTGCCCGCTTTAGCTTGATCTCTTTCTAGGTCAGCTCTTCTTCTTGCAATTATTGATAATATTTCATCTGATGTTAATGTTGCTCCACTTAAGCCCTCTAATTTTCCAACTAGCGTTGTTGCTAATTCAATATCTTTATCTGATAGTCTACCACTAGCTTGACCAAGAACTTTATCTGCGTTTCCAATTGATATTTCTCTTAATAAATTCTCAACCTCTGTTTTTGCATCCATAGGCGCATTAGGATTTCCCAAAGCCCTAATTCTGTAGCCAAATTGCTTAAATAAATTGTTAAGCCCTGTAACGCTTGTTTGACTTAATATATTTTCAACTTGATTCAAAAAGTTAAGACTAGCTGCATTTTCAGCCATTGTGCTTGCATACGTTGTGTAATCTTTATCCATTTTATATCGTAATTCATCACTTAAACCACCTTTACCGCTAGCTTTTATAAGTTCAAGTTTTAAAGCTAACTCTTCTGCGGCTCTTTCTTCTGCCGCTGCAGCAGCACCTTGAGCAAGACCTGCCCCAACCTGTCCTGTTTTGACTAATGCAGAACCTACGTTACGTATAAATCTATCAAACTGTGGTGTACCAAAAATATCTGAAATACTTGGTCTTTTATCTTTATTACCTGTACCTCCTCCTGTTCCTGAGCCTGTGCCATCTTCTGCATTTATCTCTTCTTCTTTATTTTCTTTTTCTTTTTCAAGATTGTCTTGAACTTCTGCGATTGCTTTGTTAGCTTCTATTACCTCACCTACTTTGAGCTTATTAATACTTTTTTGTAATTCGTCTCTTTGTTCGTTTATTGCATCTATTTCGGATGCCCTATCAATTCCATAAATTCCTGCACCTGTAAGAAGTGATGCTTTAGCTACATCTACGCCTGGAATTTTAGGTATTGTGATTTGCGTGTAAGGTGCACCACCCCCTGTTGGACTAACGGTTGGTCCTTTTTTGATTGGTTTTTTGTAAAACGGATTTAAAAGGTTTTTTAATTTTTTTAATTTTGAAATTTTTTCAGTTTTTTTTTGAATTTTTCTACCCATAACTAGAGCCTTTAGTCCTAAACCAGCTTTAGTGCCACCACCAGTAAACATCAACGTACCTGATAAATAATCTATTGGATCTTTGGGATCAAAAAACACTAATTTGCTTTCTTCAAGAACTAATAAATTTACTGCATCTTTTAGTTCGTTTGCTGTTTTTCCAGTTGGATCAATACCCATTTCCACAAATGCAGCAATTTCTTCTGGGTTAAGAAGATATGGATTTTCAATCATTTCTCCATAATTACCTTGTGCTAACTCGATTTGTGCTGTATCTATAAAAGATTGTGTTTCAGCATCAAATCCAGGAAGTTTAGGTGGCTCTGCACTCGCTCTTTTTTCTATAGGTTCATAATAACTAGTTGAATATGATGGTCTATTACCTAGTGACATTTTTGTTTTCCATATTTGTTATAAATACCATTATCCTGTTGCAGTTTGTCTTGGTGGTTTTATCGCTTGATATGTGCTAAATGCAGCTCCCAGTCCTTGAGAAACTGGATCTACAGGCAATCTATAATCTGACTCTATTGTAGTTTGTTGTGCTCCATATCCAGGTAAAGACCTACCAACACTTGTCAGTAAATCAATCGGCCTATTTATTTGTCCCATTTGCCTTGCATATTGATCTCCAAACTGACCTAATGCTGCTCTTTGTGCCTCAGTAAAGCCTGATCTTCTAATATCTGATAACGATTCAGCTAAACCCCTGCCAAGTGCTTCTCTTCTTTCGTCAGCAGTTAATCTAGCTCTAGACCCAAAAGCCGATAACCCACCTGTTTGTATATCTCGTGCTCTAGCAGCAATATCTTGTTTTTCACCAAAGTCCATAACATCTTGTATGGTTTGTTGCACAACTCTATCCTCATACGGATTAAAAAATTGTTGAGTCATACTTTGATCAAATTGTGTAGACGGTAGTTCTGCTCCCATAACATTTTGGGTTGCTTGCTGTAATTGATTTATAAACCCAGGTTGATCAGCAGTACCAAAGTAAAGTGCACGTAGTAATGGATCTGACAAAATCTCCGTTGTATCTTGTTGTGCTAAAACAGGATCAATTTGAGGCCTGTAATCAGCAGGTGTTACAGTTGGGGGTACTGCCCCTACATCATCCGCCACTGCAGCTGGCGTAGTAGGAGCAGGTGTTGTTGGTTGTCTAGTGCCCAAATTTCCTAATATTGAAGAAAGTGGTGGTTGATTTCTAAGTTCTTCTGCTCCTGGTTCTCCACTTGGTACTTCTATTCTATCGCCATCTGGACCATAGGCATACACAAAACCTGGTCTTGGAGAAACCGCTGTTCGTACGCTTCCGATTGTATCTTGAAAAGAATAACCTTCTGGTAAGTTTGCTGGGTCAAACATTTTACCAGTTCCATATCTATCTTCTGGAAGAGGAGGTGGTTGTATAGAGTCTAAAGGCGGTAGTATATTAGTTCTGTCCACAGGACTAAACGTTCTATTGTCTGTAAACCCACCACCTGGACCACCTATTGACATGAAATCATCACGACTTGTAGGCATGGTTGGAGGAACAAACGGCACAGAATCACCCACAGGCAAAGATCTCATAATTGGATCATCTTCAACGATAGGTATTTCTACAGGTGTTTGTGGTGGTAAAACTTCTCTAGGTAGCTCTCTATCTACAATAGTTCTTGGTGGCACAAATATTTGTTGCTCTCTTATACTTTGTATAGGTAATTTTTTTAAAGGTGTGGGAGCTGGTATGCTTGGTGGTGTTATTGGAGGTGGCACAAAAGGTACTACAGGTGGTGCAACTGGTGGCTGTGGTGGTAATACTGGAGTTATAGGCATAGGTATTTCCGTTGGTATTACAGGTTCTACAGGTGTTATACCTGGCACACCAACATTTTCAATATTTTGTATGGACATAAAATCATCTCTTGGATCATCAAAAGGGAATCTCTCAAAAGGTTTTAGTGGAGGTATTGGTTCAGGTATATTAGGCACCATTCTTGGTCTACCCATAGGAGGTCCAAAATCTCTTCTACCTCTTCTTCTTTCTCTTAAAACTTTTTTTAATAACCCCATAATTAACTCATCATATCTTGATAGTTTTCAAAAAACTTCATTAACCTGTCGTTGTTTTTGAATCCTTGCTCTCTGTCTGGTTTACCTGTTGGAAAAATAGTAAGGCTATCTTTGTTTTTTTCTATTTTAAAACCGCCTAGTCCTTTATTTGCTGCAGCAGTCATGACAAATTCTCCGTCAGATAACAAAGCAGGTATGTCGTCACTTGTTTCTGTACCAGGCCCAATAGAGGGTCCGCCTACACGAAGATCAAGCTCTTGATTCATAGGACCACCTTCCGCCATACTTCTATTTAAATCTGCTATTTGTTTTGATTGTGCAAGCAAAATATTTTGGAAATTTCTTGATGGTTCATAATCTATATCTTTTACTGCCCTTGCAAAAGTAGTAAATTCACCTCCCATAATTAGACCGTGTTCAAATTTTTGTTTATCAATTTCATCTAGCCCTAAAATAGTTTTACCTGGATTTTCAGTAGCCAAAACTCTAAAAGCAAAAGATTCGTTATCAGGGTTTCTTTTATCTATATCAAATACTGCGTTTCCCATCTGCATGCCTGGTCTTACTCCAGCATCAAAGCCTTGGAATACTTGCTGCGGCATCAAGTCTGGTCTGGTAGATAACCGTATGTCACGCAACCCACCTTCTGTTTTTTCTGCGGCTTTTTTAGTGGCTAAACCAAAAAGAGCAGCTAGTCCCATTAGGCCAGTATTGTCGCCACCAATACCTTTTATTTTATCTTCTATACCTTTAATAGCACCTGGTGTTTTACTGCTACCAAAACCTACGCTTGGACCAGAGCTTCCACCAAAGCCAAATACATCACCTATACTCTTAATAATTTGGGGTGTTCGTCCTTGATCGCGAGGATCTCTTCTAAAAAATGATCCCATACCACTTGGTATGCTTTGATAAGCTGTCATCATTTCGGTCATCATAGTACTTGGATCGTACAAATTACCTTGCGGATCTTGCATTAAACCTGGAAAATCAGGGCTATCTGTAAAAAAGTCATTAAATGCTTGTTGTTCATCTGGACTCATTTGTGACAAAATTTGAATTGGATTAGTTTGCCCACCACCAGATGTGAACTGAAAACCACCTCCAAACCCACCGCCTTGTCCTCCGACAGATGTTGGTAAAAAAGGACCAACTCCTTGTTGTGGCATCATTTGTGGTGTCAGACCACCTAACATTTGTTGTTTTGGTCTAAACATGCCACCAAGCCCTCTTCTGATACCTGGTCCAAATTTGCCACCAAATATTCCAGTAGTGCCTTTTGCTGGATTAAAAAATCCACTTAAACCAGCTCTAAATTTGCCGCCAGCTCCAAATATTTTTCCTGTTGTTGC